ACTACGAGGGAGAGGGATTATGTCGATATTGATTTGACTTTCAGAGCAAAACCTTCTAGTGGAGAGATCTTCAAGAAGAACGGAGCTGCGGCAGTCAAACAATCAATCAAGACGTTGGTCATGACCAATCTCTTGGAGAAACCCTTTCGTCCACGATTTGGTGGTAATGTTAGGGCTCAACTGTTCGAGTTGGCGGATCGTGGCAAGTCATCGACTTTACGTAGAAACATTATAGAGAATATCGAAGTATACGAACCAAGGGCAGAGATCCTAGATGTGATCGTTAATCTGCAACCCGACAGACATAGTTTGGACGTAACTATTAAGTTCAAGGTAGTGAACTCACAAGAACAGGTTGAGTTTAGTACCACACTAGCAAGGTTAAGATAACATGGCAACAACAATCAAATCCACATCATTAGACTTTGATGCGATTAAGAATAATCTCAAGGTTTTCCTTGCTGACAAAGAAGAGTTTCAGGACTATAACTTTGAGGCGTCTGGTCTATCTAATATCTTAGATGTTCTTGCATACAATACGCACTACAATGGCTTGACTGCCAACTTTGCCCTGAACGAGTCTTTCCTTGGAACAGCACAACTACGTAGTTCTATCATTTCTCTGGCTGAGGGAATCGGTTACGTCCCTGATTCAAAGACCTCATCACAGGCAATCATTAAGATGTCACTTAACCTGAGCGGTGTGTCTGATCGTCCCAATACTGTACAACTGGACGATGGATATAAGTTCAACGCGACAGTAGACGAAACCGAATACGTATTCCAAACGATAGAAGACCTCAGCGCCACTGATAATGGAGAGGGTCTGTATATTTTCACAGATGCTTCTGGTAGTCAGAATATCAAAGTTTATGAGGGCACTCGAAGAGTCAAGACTTTCCTTGTGGATGGACAATCGGAGAATCCGATTTATATCATTCCTGATACTGAGATTGATATTGATACTGCGGAAGTGCGGGTATATGAGACACCGTCTTCTTCTCAATTCAGTACATATACCAACATCCTTGAAGCAACCACTATCAGTGAGGCATCTACGTTATTCATTTTGAAAGAGTCCCCAAATGGATTCTTTGAGTTGTCTTTCGGTAATGGTACGACTCTGGGTAAAGCTCCGGCGGCAGGTAACAAGGTGACCGTAACCTATCTAGCCGCAGCTGGCGCAGTGGCAGATACCGCAAAAACCTTTGAACCACAATCCGCAATCACTATTGGTGGAACAGGATACAACGCATCGATCACCACGGTCTCAAATTCTGTGGGTGGTGGTGATAAAGAAACTATTGAATCTATTCGACAAAATGCTCCCTTCCAGTACGCATCTCAGAATCGAATGGTGACGGCGGTAGATTATACCTCTTTGGTACTAAGAAACTATTCTACCTTGATTAAGGATATCACCTCTTTTGGTGGTGAGGAAGCAATTAACCCAGTCTTTGGTACTGTGTTCATGTCTATCCTATTCAACTCTGATGTTTCGGCCGAAACGATACAGACAACAAAGGATTCTATCCTTGACCTTGCGGAACAACTGTCTGTAGCATCATTCAATGTACAGTTTGATGATCCGGTTAAAACATTTGTTGAGACTGAGTTATTCTTCCAGTTCAACCCGAACCTCACGACCCTGTCTCGCAATACAATTCAGGACAGCGTGACAACCGCGATCACAGAATATTTTGATACCAATACTGGCAAGTTCAACCAGTCTTTCCGGCGATCAAATCTGTTGACTCTGATAGACAATGTGAGTCCTGCTATCCTATCATCTCGTGCTACTGTTCGTATGCAGAGACGATTCACTCCAACCTTGACTTTGAAACAAGATCATACGTTGAGGTATGCTGCGGGTATTGCTATACCGGATGATGTTAACCACACGATTACATCAACAGCTTTCACCTTCCAGAACAAGACTTGTGTCTTGAGAAACAAACTAAACACCAATAAGTTAGAAGTCTTCAACCAAGATGATCGTGAAGTGATTGTGGATAACGTGGGCGACTACACTGGCGACACAGTAAAAATCGTGGGGTTACGTGTTGATAACTTTGTGGGTGCTGATCAGTTCATCAAGGTATCAGTCACTCCATCGAATCAGAGTGCACTGACTCCTTTGAGAAACGATGTTCTAGAGTTTGATGCTGGTCAGTCCTTCTCTCGTATCGTAGAAGTGGAGCCTGGGGTTACTAACTAATGTCACACAAAACTGATGATACACTGAAGGATCTGAATCGGAGAGATATTGCCTTTCCGAAATACTATGTCGATGAGGTTCTCCCTGAGTTTTTCGCAGGCACGTATCCGAAACTTATCACACTTCTAGAAGAGTATTATCATTTTGAGGATGGAGATGATGCTCCCTCCAGGCTTGTGAATGAACTATTTTACAACCGTGATGTCACTCAAGCGGACATTCAGTTACTCTCCTATATTGAGGACGAGTTACTTCTGGGACAGTCTTACTTTGAGGGCTTTGCAGACAAACGAGCTGCAGCAAAATTCTCGAACACTTTGTATCGTTCTAAGGGAACCAAGTTCTCTATTCAACAGTTCTTCCGAACTTTCTTTAGTATTGACCCCGAAGTGATTTATACTAAAGAACAAGTATTCAAAGTTGGAGAGGAAGCTTCTAAGGTTGGGTTCGAGTCACAGAAGTTCATTACTGACAATAAATTATATCAAACTTTTGCTATCCTTGTCAAGTCGGAACTCGCGTTTAATGAGTGGAAAGAACCCTACAAACTCTTTGTTCATCCAGCCGGAATGTTCATTGGCAGTCAGGTACAGATTGTATCTCAGGTAACAGACACTCTGACCGCACCTCAAGTAATCGAAGCTCCTGTACCACCTTTCGTGGTGGAAGATACCGCATCATTTGGAGACTTCGCATCGACGGATCTTACAGCACTAGTGGACGATATACATACAGATTCGGATGGCGTGTTGTTTAGAATCAACCCAGTACTAACCGACATGAGAAACTTCTCTCTACTGGATCTTCAGACTATAGAGAATCAGTATTCATCGTTGCGTGAAGCTCAGACTGCTTCGTCACCCACATTCGATGATTCGGATGAGTTTGAGACGAATGGTATGGATATGAGTAACAACTTCTTCTTTGAAACGATGGATCAAGAGAGACACCGTTGGTACAGTGGTGATTCGGATCAGTACATGAAAAGTTTTACACTTTAGTCAATAACACTTATAAATAGATAAAACAGACGGATTAAAAAATGGCACGACAAACTATAAATCGTGGAACAACAGCGAATGATGGTACAGGGGATACCCTGCGTACTGCTGCCCAGAAGATTAATGAGAACTTCACAGAACTCTATTTGTCTATTGGTGGTGATTCAGCCTCTGCGACAGTAACTTTGACCGATCTTGGTGTCGTGTTTGAAGGTCAAACAGCGGATGACTTTGAAACTACGTTGGTTGCCGCCGAACCGACTCAAGATAACATTGTCTATGTTCCTGACGATGGTGGTACTCTGATCTTGGATTCGTGTCAACAAACGCTGACCAATAAAACTATCCTAAGTCCTACTCTAACCACTCCGTCTATCAAGGACAATGATTCAAGTCACACCTACAACATTACCGTAGGCAACTTGTCGGCCAATCGTGACATTGCGATTCCCACACTGTCATCTGATGACACCTTTGTGTTTGCCGATGCAACACAAACTCTTACTAACAAGACCATTGATGGATTGACTGTATCAAATCCAACCTTCGGTGGTATCAGTAATGGTTCATTTATACTTGACAGTGCTGGTGAGGAGTATCTCAAGTTTGTAAATGTTTCGAGTGCGGTAAACTTTATAACGATCACTAATGCCGCAACGGGTGATGGTGCTGCAATTGATGTTGAAGGTGATGACACAAACATCAGTCTCAAGCTTGGTGCTAAGGGAACTGGTGGTGTTGAGATCGTAAACAAACTTGTTCTTGAAAAGGGAACAGACGTTTCTTCCACTACTGCGATTGACTTGACCGAACCTTTGACGATATTTAACTCTGGTAGTTTGATTAGTCCGACTATCGGAGATGGAACTATCCAAGGAGAGATGCAAGTCCTATCGAATGTCGGTGCTGGTGAAGTACGACTGACTCCAGCTGGTGGCACTTCAAACATTTTCGGTGTTGATTCCGGTAATGGATTTGTCGCATTTGATGAAGGTGATGGGTGTCAACTCGTTTGGAATAACACAAAAAGTAAATGGTTCTTTGTGTCTAACAACGGCACAGTAACAGGGTAACAAAATGGCGATTGTAACTAACAGATTAAAAAAACAGGTCATTAGTGATATTAAGACAGACTTTGATAGTGCTGATACGTATTACTATGCAGCAATCGGACGTTCTGAGGATTGGAATGATTCTGATATTGCGCCTTCGGCAATTAATAGTCTGAGAGAATCTAGAAATTTCCGACTGTCTGCTCAGTCTGCAAAGAATATTATTGACCTATCCTTTGTTGTGCCACGTTACAACTGGTCATCCGGTGCAGTCTATTCAGCATATGATGATGCCAGTGGTGGTTATCCTACACAATCATATTATGTTATGAATGACAACAACCAAGTTTACATATGCATTCAACAATCAAAGAATGCTTCTGGTCAAGCACAAGTATCTACAGTACAACCAAGTGGTAATACTACAGGTACTCCGTTTGATACTGCTGATGGTTATATCTGGAAGTTCTTATATTCTATCAGTGCATTGGACGCAACTAAATTTATCTCAGCCAATTACATTCCCGTTAAACTACAGGGAGCGACTAACCCAGATTCTCCTGCTCCTGACGTAGAACAACTTGCAGTACAGAATGCTGCAATCGCGGGACAGATCATAGGCTACGCTGTAGATTCCGGTGGTGCTGGGTATACGTCTACTCCTACCATCACGGTACGAGGAGACGGTACGAAAGCAAAGGCAGGAGCCACGATCTCTGGTGGACAGGTGACCAAGGTAGAACTCATCGATAGTTCTGGTAACTATACACTTGGTTCTGGGTATCAGTTTGCCGATGTATCGGTGACTGGTGGTGGTTCTCCGACTAAACCTGCAAAGGTTCGTGCTATCTTTGGTTCTGTTTTAGGTCTGGGTGGAGATCCCAGAGACGATCTTCGTTCTACCGCCGTCATGTTCAACGTGAAACCAGAGGGTACTGTTGACGGTGACTTTATCATCGGCAACGACTTCCGTCAAGTGGGTCTTATGAAAGAACTTAAAGACTCCGCTGACGGAACAGCCTTTACCGAAGCAAACGGTGGTATGTTAAAAGAACTAAGACTTTCTAGCATAACAACCGGATTCACTGCGGATAACACCATTCAGGGTTCTACGTCTGGTGTTGAGGCACTGATAGATAAAGTTGATTCAGATAGCATTTTCTATCACCAGACAGAAGCGACCGGATTTGGAAACTTTGACTCTGGTGAAAATATTACTGAAACTGATGGAAATGGAGCCGGTGTATTAGATGCATCTTTCGCTCCATTTATAAAACCTGAAATTGATCCGTTTTCTGGTCAACTTCTGTACGTTGACAACCGCGCTGCGGTAACTCGTTCAGCTGACCAGACTGAAGATATTAAAATCGTAATACAAATCTAATAAGGTATAGAGATGCCAAATACATTTACTTCTAACGTATTCTCGTCCACATATAAGGATGATTTTGTTGATAGTGACAACTATCATCGAATACTGTTTAATAGTGGTCGTGCTCTACAAGCACGAGAACTTACTCAGTTACAAACAATCATCCAAGAAGAGATTGCAAGATTTGGACGAAATATCTTCACCGAAGGTGCTGCGGTAAATCCAGGCGGGCCTAGCATTACTAGCGACTACGAGTTTATCAAACTAAACACCGCAACTAATGTATTACCTGATGATACTGATACGTTACTGAATACAGAGTTTACTGGACAGTCTTCTGCGATCAAGGCTCGAGTTATCGAAGTGGTCGCTGCTGAAGGTAGTGATCCAGCCACTCTGTACGTACAATACACGAATACTTCCAGTGGTACTCTAGGCAGTACTCCAATTCGTATGAGTGCGGGTGAGGACATCTCAAACGGTACGGTGACTCTTACCGTACAATCAACAAACACTGTTGCAAACCCCGCGATTGGACAAGGATGTAAAATCAGTAGTGCCGCTGGTGATTTCTTCACTCGTGGCCACTTTGTGTTTTCTCCGCCACAGGGATTGATTCTTTCAAAGTATACTAGGTTTCCCACTGCTGTTGTTGGTTTCAAAACAACGGAAGACATTGTCACGGTATCAGACGATCAAGCACTGTACGACAATCAAGGGGCAACCCCCAACTTATCTTCGCCTGGCGCAGACCGTTATCGCATCAGACTGGAATTGACAACCGAAGATCTTATCACTGGGGACGATAACTTTCTATATTACTGTGATGTTGTAGAAGGTAATATTGTTGATCAAGTAACGGG